GAACGACGGCGCTCAACACCGCCAGTCTGACCGTGACCTACAGCAGCTTGCTCACTATTCCGCCGAGGTCCGTGTGATGAGTGCCGCCAAGACTGATGAAACCGCAACGCCGGCGGTGACTGGCGAAATCGCCACGGTCCGGGACATGCTCAATGCCCAACCCAAGGTGCGGATCGTGATCGATCAGACCGGCGATGAATCCGCCCCAAAGCGGGCCTTCGTGGGCGTCAACGGCTATGGGTTCTGGATCGAACGCGGCAAGCCGGTTGACGTGCCGCAAGCCGTGGTGAATGTACTCCGAGAGTCCGTCAAAACCCTGTACCGGATGGAAGAGGACGAACGGGGCAACAAAGTCATGGTGGGCCGCGATGTCCCGGCGTACCCGTTCCATATCCTCCCCATGGCGGCCTAAACCATGACCCTTGCCGAATTGCGTGCCTACGTCCGGGAACGTATCCGAGATGACCTGGAGCCATATTTTTTCTCGGATCCGACCCTGGCCGGCTATCTCAACGAAGCCGAAGACGAGGCGTGCGTTCGGGCGAAGCTGATCTACGACACGTCGAAAACCTTGACGTTGGTCGCGGATCAAGCCGTCTATGACTTGGGCGCGTCCGCACTGAGCGCCCGATTCTTTCTGTTCGACCGGTTCACGCTGGCTGGCATGAACTACCGGGTACTGACCACCAAGGTCGTCGCCGAAATGGACAATGAGCGGCTCGGCTGGGAAGAGGCCGGGAGCGGCATTCCTGAGTTTGTGCTCATGGACCAGACGCCGCGCAAGATCACTCTGTGGCCAACGCCTTCGAGCGATGTGGATGGGGTTGAGGTGCGCCTCCGAGGGTTTCGGTATCCGCTGGCGGCCATGTCGGCCGACGACGACGAACCGGAAATTGACCCGCAGTATCACGCCGATCTGGCGGATTGGGTCATGGCCAGATGCTACTCGACTCACGATTTCGACGCCTACAATCTCACGCTGTCGAAAGCCCATGCCAGCGATTTCGACCGGGCTTTCGGGCCACGCCCGGACGCCGCGTTGCTGTCGCTGATGGCGCGGCGGGAAACCATGCGGACGGTTCCGCGCATGACGTATTGGGTCTACGGGAGATGACATGCCCTCGAATGCCAGTCTGGCCGATATTTATGATGCGGTCCGCAAGCAGCGTCAGCAGCAACAGTCGCTAGCCGGCGGCGTCAATGCGCCGGCGGGCGCTCCAGTTGCGCCGGTTGCTCCGCCCACGCCGATTGCTCCGCCCACACCGGTTGCTCCGCCCACGCCGGCTGCCGCTGCCCCGCCGGGAGTTTCGGCGATTACCCCGCCGCCACCGGTGCCAAACCAAACCCCCGCGGAACTTCAAACGATTACTCCGCCCAGTCTTCAGGCGATCACCGCCGCGACCGGCGTTCAGAAGTCCACCGGCCCCTATGGGGTTCCATCCTATAGCCAAGTCGGAAATGGTACGGTGACGTTGGCTGACGTACAGCGCGACCTGCCGAATTCTCGCGGGACATTGAGTGTGGCCGGCGTCACGCCCGACGAAATGGCGTACCGCAATCAGGTGGTGTCCGGGATCAACCAGGCAACCGCCTCGCTTCGCCGGGGGCGTCTGGAGAATCGCGCGGAACGGACCGATGCCATTGGCGAGGCGGCCCGCAATGAGCTGGCGCGGATGGATGCGAGGGATCAATCGCTGGGTGATTTGCAGGCCAAACAGGAGGCCAACCAGATTGGGCTGGCGGCGGCGCTGGGCAAGACCACGCCTTTTGATGCCGCTCGTCAGCAGGCGCTTGGAAAGCAGTCAGTTGAAACCGCGCAAGCTCAGAAGGAAGGGCTCGCACAAATGAATGATGTATTCATGAAAATGGACAAGTTGGAGCCGCTCCTGAATGACACGGGATTCCTTTCTCCAGCTCTCGGGATGGCATCCAAGGTATTCGGTGGAGAGAAGGGGGCGAACATGGAGGCGTTCGATTCCGTCTCTAAATCTCTCGTTCAGTCCGTTGCAAAAACCATGGGACCAAACCCGAGTAATTATGATGCTCAATTGCTGGCATCTATGTTCCCAAAGTATTCGAATACGACTGAAGGGAACCAGAAAATCGTTAGGAATCTGCGAGATTTCGCAATCCAAAAAATGCTGAGCGAATCAGGGTTGAGTATTGACCAGATCATGAATCAACGCGGCGCAATGCTGGAGGCAAGAGGCATGACGCCGGCTCAGGTCCAGGAAAAGCTAGCAAAGGAGTTCGCGGGTGCCTACTGATTACGCGGCGATTCTCAGGCGGGCGAAAGAGCCAGTAGCGGGCAGCGAATCACCTTTTCCTTCGGCTCCCATAAACTATGCCGCTCTGTTGCGTCAAGCGAAGCAAATCGCCCCAGAATCTCAGCCATCTTCTACGATCCCCACCAGCAGTATCGAGCAGGCCGCCCAGTCCGTGACCAACGAGATGGGAACCGGCGAACGGGCGCTGGTTGGGTTGGGCCGGGGGCTTGACTCGGCATGGCAAGGGATCAAACAGCTTGGACTGGAGGCCGGAGGCGCGCTGGGTTTCGACACCAAACAGGCACTCTCCGATCAGGCCGCGCAAGAGGCCGAAAACAAGCGCATCTTCGATGCTGGAGTGGGGAGTACTGGCGCGGGAATGGCCGGGGCCGTGCTGGGCGAATCGTTGCCCTATTTGGCGGTTCCATTGGGAGCGGCCGGCGGGGCAGCCAGCATGGCTGGGCGCGCGCTAGTGGGCGTCGGCATGGGCGGCCTCGCTGGGGCCACGCAGTATGTAGACCCGAATGAATCGCGGGCCGCGAACGCTTTGCAAGGCGCTGCACTGGGCGGATTGACCGCCGGAGCGCTGGACGTGGCCATCAAGGGCGGCGCTCGGCTAGCCAATGCCGTTGCTGGGCGCATGACGCCGCGCGCGGAAGAAGTTGCCGCACTGGGCAAACAGTTCAATGTGCCAGTGTTCGCGCCGGACGTGGCTGGATCGCCGGTCATGAACAAGTTGTCCACGATTTCAGAAGATGTCCCTCTGGTGGGGATGGCTAAGCCACGGCTCCAACAATCAGCGGCGGCCGGACAAGCCGCGCAATCGCTAGCCGGCCGGCTAGCGCCACAAATCGACGATGTGGGCCGGGAAATCCAAGGATCGCTCACCCGCCGCACCGAGGCCCTACAGAAAGCAGCCGGCGTTCGGTATGACCGGGTAGCGAAAGCGGCCGATCCGCTGGGGCCGGTACCGCTCACGAATCTGCGGGCCACGGCAAAGCAACTGCTGGACGATGCCAAGCAAGACATCGATCCGAATACCGCGCTGATTTCCCGGCTGGAAAAGATCGCCAACGCGCCCGACGGACCGAACTTTAGCAAGACCCGCCAATTTCGCTCGAATATTGGGGACTCCATCCGGCAACTCGAAACCTCCATGGACCTGAAGGCCGCTCGCCCACTTCAGCAGTTGAAAGGCGCGCTCGAACAGGATATGAACGCCTTCGCGAACAATGCCGGCGGCGAAGTGTCGGCGCGGTGGAAATCGGCCGACCGGTTCTTTCGAGAACGGGTGGTTCCGCAACGCGAGAGCGATATTGTCCGGGCGATGCGCAACAAGAACCCCGATGAGGTGTTCAAGCAGTTCATCCGGTCCAGCGGTCAGGACCGAGCGCAACGCCTCTACAACGCCCTGGACACGAAAGGCCGTGACGCGGTGAAGTCGGGTATCCTGCAACAAGCGCTCGACAAGGCTACGCTGGAAGGCTCGAAGGGGGTGGCGTTCAGCCCGGCGAAGTTCGCGCAAGAGCTGGAACGAGTACAGGGAGGCGTCGGGGTGTTTTTCCGGGGAGCGGATCGTCAGGAGATGAACGGATTCGTGAAACTCATGCGCCATGTCGAGCGTGCCGGCCAAGTCGCCGAGAATCCGCCCACTGGCAATCGGCTGGTGCTGCCGTTGCTGATGGGGGAGACGCTAGCCCCTGGCACATCAATGGCTGCGCTGGGCACAGGCGGCCTTTCTCGAATGCTGTTTACCACCGATGCAGGAAAACGGCTGTTGCTCGCGTCGAACCGTTTCCCCACAGGTTCTCCGGGCCTTGAAAATATCGTCAGACGCATCCAGCAACAGGTCGCGCCTGGAGCGGTCGGAGCCGCCCAGGCCCAATAATGAATTTCTACATAAAAATCATATGAATATCACGCGCCAGAAAAAAGCCATCGTCGTTAAATTCCAGGCCGGAGCCGACAATCGTTCGTGCGAGTACGAAATGCCGGCGGGGACGGCCCGCGAAATCATCAATATAGACGTGACGAACGGCGGCGGCCTGCGGCGGCGTAACGGCATAAATCGGCGTGATGCGATGGCTTGTCACTCACTGTTCACGCCATCGCATGGCCGATTCATGCTGTTGTGGCGTGGCGGGTATTTGACGCGGATGGACCCTGACCAGTCGTTCTCAGCCCTAGCGGCGCTGCAAGATGCGAGCATAGCGTATGCCGAGATGGGTGGCGATGTGTACTGGTCGGTCGCCGAACGGACAGGGCGGGTCACGGCTGCTGGATTGGCGTCGCCATGGGGGCTACCGGTACCGCCAAGCATCGTGGCGACCGCCTCGCCCGCTGGCGGCCTTGTCGCTGGTATCTATCAAGTCACTCAGACTGCTGTCTTGAATGGGCTTGAGTCCGGCGCTCCAGAGCCGACTGAGATCGAGGTAGAGGAAGGCGGTGGTATCACGATAACCGCCCCAACAGCTAGTGGCGTCGTGTTTGCAGTGTACGTGTCGGCGCCGAATGGCGGCATCCACGAAATGAACGCTGCTTTCGTGTCTAATCCTGGAGAGACGGCGGTGATTGGATCTGGCGCGCGTGGGCGGCCGTTACGCTCGCTGTTCGCCGGTCCGCCGCCTGCCGGCTCAACGCTGTTGGCTTATCGAGGGCGAGTCTGGATCGCGAGAGGCAATACCTTGTGGTTCACTGACGCTCAATCCCCGCACTGGGTCTACCTTGATTCTGGGTATTTTCAGTTTCCGGGCATTGTGCGGATGCTGGCCGCCGTCGAGGACGGGATTTTCGTCGGAAGTGACGACGGAGCATATTTTCTGGCTGGAGCAGACCCGAGCACGATGGTGTTGCGTAAAATTGACGGAACAAGGGGGTCAGGGATGGCGATGCCGCTCCAAATCGACGCTTTTTCCAACGAAGCTGGCCAGCAAAGCATGTGGGTGGACGATTCTGGTTGCTTAGCGATAGGGCGGGCCGGAGGAATGGTGATCTTTCCAGGCAAGAGCCGGTTCGTTGCCGGATCGGCTGGGCGCTATATCTGCTATCGAGAAACTGGAGGGCTACGGCAGATTCTAGCAGCACTCGATGATGCAGGAGATAGCGGGCTTGTCGCCGATGAAACTTAATCTTCCAAGCCCGGAGGAGCGCCGACGCAGGCGCTCTATCTGTGACCGGTGCCCGGACAAGAAAGCATTCCCAGTGCAGAAGTGCGGACGCTGTGGATGCCCGATCTTCAGCCGGATTTTGACGACATGCCCTGCGGGGCAATGGGGTTGACGATGAACGATATAGCTGTTGCTAGTGGATTGCGCGGTCTACTGTCGAAATTGGCTCCGAGCCTGTCTCGCGATATTAGCCGATGGTTGTTGAATCGAAAATGGGAGCCGGCTGATGGGGGGGTTTATCTCCCAGAGGCAAAGGCACTTATGATCGGCGAAGTCGAGGCGCGGATGGGCGACCAGGTCCAGGTCGCTCGAAATTCGTGGACCATCGAGGGTTTCACCCACATGCTGGCGACGGAAATCGGCGGCGGAACTCAGGTCATGACCTGGTACCTGGCCCCGTTTTCCGGCAACGTCGCGGTATCGGAAACCGCAACGGCAGCTACTTTCTCCAGCACCTACACTGAGCTAACTTCGCAATATTCGGAAGCAACACGAGTTGCCTACGATGAAGGGGTGGCATCATCCGCTCAGATTGATAACTACACGTCTCCAGCAGTCGTAACCGCGGCAAGTTCAAATGTCACCATCTCCGGATTCGGCGCGCTGTCTGTCGCGACAAAAGGATCGACCAGCGGCACGCTATTGGCCTTGCACAAATACTCAACAGCATGGGTTATTCCCGAATCTGGGGGACATATTGGGCTGAAGTATCGGTTCCGGTTGACAAACACCCCGTAACGAAGTAACGAAACCGACGTGGCCGATCCGCTTCCGCAGCCTTGCGATTCATTGCTCTGCCGTCCTAGCAGCGAGATATACAAGGCATTTTCTGGGTCGCGCGATGCGTGTATGCGCCATTGGGGCGCGGCCACCGCAATGCTGGGCGCGCTGCGCAATCGACTTGCTCTTGGTGGCGTCGATAATGGCGCGCAACACGCCACGATGCAAGATGGGACGGTCATATCGGTCATCTGGACTGGGTCGCAGAATATCGTTCGGATCACCGCTCCTCCAGAAGTTCCTGGAGGAAATCCTGTCGTGTGCGTCTTCTACCTAGAATCCGGCGTTGCTGAGCATACCTTGGCTGGGGTCGATCATATATTGGAGCAGCAGATTCCAAGCGTTCTTCATCGCGCGGAAGACGATACGGTTCCTCTCTCCGATGGCGAAGAGACTGACGGGATCATCCAATGGAATGATGCCATCCTGAGTTTATCTCAAATGCCTAAAGACAAGGCGGATAGCATTGCGTTTGGGATACCTGGGTTCGGAGATTCAGAGGCGGATCAAGAGAAAATCAATGAGGGGAAGGAAAGCCTTTTCTCTAAAATTAGCTGCTCCACGCGATTTCCATCTTCTCTCTATTCTGGAAAGCTTCAGCTTCTCATACAATCATTGTACGGCTCAGATATAGCCGATTTCACACTCGGATACGCCACTCCAGACAACACCATCCCATATCTTATATGGGGTAATAAAGAGATACATTTTGAATGGGGAGATACGTCCGGTGTATGGACTGATCCAGACACGTTTGACTACTATCTTGTGCGTGTCAAAGTTGATAAGTTCGTTGTATCCGCGACATGCGCTTCTCTCGACTTGGGAGAATGTGGAGAAAAACTCCGTGATTTCTTGATTGAAACTCGTGAGAGCGACGAGTGGAAAGATCGTCTTGAGAGTGATGAGTGGAGACTTCTTCAAAGAAAGATAGAAGGATATATTCTTTCGTCAGCATCCCCTAATATAGATGATTTCGATATTATAATTGAGTCATCACTTATAGATGGATCGCCATTTTCACAGCACGGCTGGGCTTTTTCTTGGTCAGGAAATACGGCCGATGTTGTGACGCATGATGTAGTTTCGTTAGGAGGAGGAGACAGCAAACGCATCGCTCGACACTATCAATTGATATTATCACGCACTGATAGCGCCGATTCTCCGCTTGCCGCAAGTATATCTATTGTCGAGCAAGCAGAATATCAGTTTAGGGCCGGAAGAGACCACGTCTGGTATTACGATTATCGATTGCTATTGATGGCTATGGTCCTTCCTTCGTCAACCAACCCATCGCCATTTGGGAACGCGCCTATTTTATGCTTCAGAGACATCGATGATATATTGCGAATTGTCAGATATAGCTATACGTCGCAAACGGTTGCCGCCCCTGCCGCAGGCTATCAGATCATTAACGATTTATACTGTTTTGCCAGCGATGGACAAGTCCATAATGAAGAAATTGTTGATCTTGCATGGGGGACCGTAGTCACCGCTGGGTTTTATTGTGATGGAGCCTTCGACGATAGGAGTAAAAGCTCGGATTATTACTACCGAAGAACACATACGCTTGATATAACTCCAGACCCAATTCCAGCCACTCCTGGGTATGATGGAAGCAATTACTCTTCAACTTCGCTAGTTGGAAATCCACTACAAGGTTCTGGTGCGTGGGGACTTGATGCCGGGATAAAGACTGGAAGTTGGATATTACAGAATGCGTCTTTTGTTGACGTTCTTTATAAAGAAGAAGGAAGCTCTTCTATAGTTGAAACGCTGATTATGGTTCCAGGATATGATTCAAGATCGGTATATAAAGCAACATTCGAAACGCTTCCAAATCCATCCGTGTTATATAACAAACTATCTGGGTATAGAGGATGGATCGATAGATTTTATATACAACCTGACCCGCCCGTGATTGGCGCTACTGGAAATCTATATGGAGGGCATTACGGATATATCTATACTGCAAATGGCGGATTAGAATCAACGTATGGAAGTAGCTCAACAATATATGGCATTGATGCGTTAATTGTAGATCGGACATTGATTAATGTTTCGTTCGATAGTCGGCGTGGTACTGACTATTTTACTGATGTTGGATCATGGGCCAGTTTTTTCGAGGCTAGTATATATGACCCGTATAGCGAGCTATTATTCTGGATAAGGCATAGCATAGAAAACGACATGGTTTACGATACAAACATCCCGCCCGATCTATCTGAAAAATACGGTGACTATGATCGATTTTCGACGTTCAACTACATTGGGTGGGCATAATGTCTACAACCTGGAACCCAAGTGACAAAAACTCAAATATCACGCTCTCGGACTTAAACCTGACTGCGGAGTCGGCAACGGCGTCATACGTTGGCGTTCGCTCCACAACAAGCAAAAATTGGGGGAAACTGTACGCCGAATTTTTGGTGGTTACTGGGACAAGTAGCGCTGGGCCAGAAATAGGAGTGGCAACATCATCCGCCTCTCTCTCGAACTACATCGGAAGCAATACGCAATCATGGGGTTATTTTTTCGGGAAGGGAGATACCACCTCCAAAAAGCAATATGGAGGCGGGATTTCTGCCTATGGCTACGGGTATGGAGCAGATGGTGATTTGCTTATGATGGCCGTTGATCTCGATAATTCAATGATCTGGTGGGGAAAGAACGGAGCGTGGGGAGCAAGCGGAGACCCTGCTACCAGAGCTAATCCAGCTTTTTCGAACGTCACGCTTACTCCTCTTTATGTAATAACTACTGTACGCACAGCGAAGATAACCGCGAATTTTGGTGCAAGCGCATTTACATATACCATGCCCTCTGGCTTTTCTGCGTGGGACTCAGTAATTGGCGAGCCAATGACATGTACCGACTATCGTCATGTAAAAAGCAATGTCAGTTTACATAATCGTTATTTCCTATAAGGAGACAGCAATGTCAGGTATAGTCTTTACGCTTTCTACTGGGGAAGTAGCCCTTGTTGCAGCAACAGTGAAGACCGTTTTACAAGCTGTTGCACCAACGAATCAAAGGCAAAAAATTCTTGGATGGGGCGTCTATTTTGATGGGACATCTCCGGCTGGCGAGCCGGTTATCGTTGAGATGGTCCGACAGAGTACGGCAGGGACGATGACTGCACTTTCCGCCGTAAAAGTCTCACCTGGAAGTGAGACCGTGCAAAGTACAGCGCAACACACGGCTACCGTTGAGCCAACGCTCACTGACGTGATCTTTCGAAAGGAAGTTCATCCCCAGTCTGGTTACGAAATGACATTCCCGCTTGGGCAGGAAATCCCGAATGTAGGGGGCGGACGGATCGGTATCCGCTGCACCGCCCCAGCCGGCGTCAACTGTGTAGCGTCCTTGACAATCGAGGAGTAACGCGGTGCTGTACACGGCGAATCGGTCTGGGCGCGGCATCGGCCTGTTTTTCGGCTGGACACGCTATCTTGACCTCGAAGTCGAGGCGAGCGGCTACGCCGATACCGGCGCCGAACTGCCCGGACTTGGCGCTCCTGGAGTCGCCGATAGCTATGGCACCGAAGAATTGCTCTCTCCGCCTGTGTGGCCAGTCCCTGGGATCGCAAGTGGGTTTGCGGGTACGGACGCTGGGCTGCTGGTATCGGTCGTGCTCCCGGCCATCGAGACGCTTGGCTACGGAGCGACAGACGCCGATCTTATCGTACTGCTGACGGGAGAAGCCGAAGGCTACGGCGCGACGGAATTTGGCTCCGCGGCAGCTCTGTCGGCCACCAGCGAAGCCGAAGGCTACGGCGCGACGGAATCTTTGGCTGGGGTCTACGCCCTCGGAGAAGCCAGAGGATATGGATCGGACTTGGCATCCGCCCTGCTCGTCCTGCTTGCGCCACAAGGCGAGGCTATCGGGTACGGAGTCACTTTGTCTCCTCCAAAAGATTGGCGGGTGCTGGTGGTCAACGTTGATACTGGTGCGATGTCCCTATACCAACTGCCGGTACAGGTTTCAGGGCTAGCTACGTTTGGCGGAAAGGTCTACGTATCGAGTCCAGATGGGCTGTATTCGCTCGATGGCAGCACTGACGACGGCGAACCGATCCAATGGTCGGTTCGAACCGGATTCTCAAACTGGGGAAGCGATGTCCTCAAGAACATGTGCGATATCGATGTGCAGGCGCGCTGGTCTGGAGCCGCGTCGCTGACAGTGACGACTGATCGATTGGGCGTCAAGGCTCGCCATACCTATAACGCCCCCCCTATCGTGCGAGACAGCTATATCGGGAGCGTCATCAAGGTAGGGCGCGGGCTGGAGAGCGTCTATTGGGGATTCGAGCTGTCCGGCGATGGGGATGCCGAAATCGACGAAATTCGGTTGCCGTTTTTCGAAAAGAGCAGGAGACGATAAATGTTGAACTGTGGACTAGTTTCTGGGCCTGCAAGTTCTGACCTGATCGAGTCGCAACTGAGTACAGTCATGAGCGCGGGAAACGCCGCTTACAATCAAGCGATGTCCGCGATGGCGCAAATGACGAATGTTTTTGGAACCAAATTTCAGGAGGTCGGCGCTTGGTCGCCCAAGTCGTCGGGCGCGGGGACGAGCGGAGCAATCGAGTTCGTCAAGCCGGCTCCGAAGCCAATGGCAAATATTGATTTCACCGCGCCGACGTTGCCAGAAATCAACTCAAACGCACTCGATTCCATCGATGGAGTGCTCTTCGAAATCATTGGTCGGTTAGGGATGCTGATCAATGATATGCCACAATTTGCTGGCGTTTCGGCGCAAGACCTGTTCCTATCAATCCTGAATGCACAGTACGCGCAACTGTCCACGCAATTGCGGGACACGCTGGCTGCTTCGCCGCCGGTGGCGCTGCTTGCGGATCGCCTGGAGGATATGCTACAGCGCGGTGCTGTTGGCATGCCAGAGAGCGTCGAACAGGCGTTACGTGATCGGTCGAATGGAGATATTGAGCGAGATCGGTTACGCGCCGAAGACGAGGCTTTTAGCGAGTGGTCCGCGCGGGGATTCTTTTTGCCATCCGGCGTGTTGGACGGGCGCATCGCGAGGATAAGGCAGGATGCTCGCGACAAAAAAGCGGCAGCCAATCGAGACACGATGATCGAAGCGGCGAAGTGGGAGCGCGATACCCGGCAGTTCGCCGTGCAGAATGGAATTGCATTCGAGGGGATGCAGCGCGATACATTTTTCAAGATTGCCGATGAGGCTCGGCAAGTAGCGACTACTTGGCAAGACCTGCATGTTAGGGTCGCGTTGGCGGCCGTCGAGGTCTACAAGGCGCAAGTCGAGGCATGGGGTAAAGCTGCGGATGCGCTCGCGAGCATGGGAAATACCGCCGCCGTGACGATTAAGAGCAAGCTTGACTCGCTCAGTCTGTATCTGAGCCGCTCCGAGATGGCGCTCAAGTCAGAAGTCGCTAGGACCGATGTAGCGCTCAAAAAGCTCGATATTGATACTCGCCTATTCTCTGACGACCTACAAGCCGAATCGGCGCGCGTCGATACCTTAGTGAAGGTGGATGGGTTGGCGGTTGAGCGAGAACGGACGGCCGCAAGCCTCGAAATAGAAGAGCAACGGCTCGAACTCCAAAAGCTCATCGAAGTGGCTAGAGTGACGGTATCCGCGCTCGACGGGATCGCGCGAACCGGCAGTCAGCTCGCAAGTGGAGCGTTTTCGTCGCTCAACATGAGCGCGAGCATCGGCAATACCAGCAGCTACGGGACATCGTCCAGCTGTAATGAAAGCCACAATTACCAGTACAAAGCGACGTAAATCGTGCCGTTTTCGTGCGCTGACCTTGCTGATTCACACCAGGGCACGCTGATTCCTGCCGCATAAAATCAGTAACTTGCTGTACATGCAGGCACTTTTGACCGACTCGAAATCGGATGGGGGCTTAGCCGCCCCACGCGGGTTCGAATCCCGCCCTCTCCGCCAATTCAGTCACTTACGAAGCGTCAACCCGACGCTTTTTCACGGCCGATCATCGATTGTGCTGAAATTGTGCTTTTTTCGGCTTGAGAGCGGTCTAATTTCGCCCTTCCGGTTCGTTCTCGAAGAGGAGCCGGATTGCGGCCTCGACGACCTTGCCTTTCCCTTCGTAGCGCTTCTGGAGGGCGTTGAGGCGCGCGATGGTAGCGGGGGGGAGCCAGAGAGTGACTTTCCGCCATCCAGCCGCTTTGCGCTCCTGCTCCTGCTTCCGCGTCGCCGCTAGGCGGGCGGCGCGAGAGGCTGGAGTGTTGGAGTTAGGCATCGTTATGATTCACGTCCGGCATTAACAACCCGTTCCGCTTCTGATTTGACAGCATTCACAACCTCATCCTTAAAAATAGAGTTATTTTTTAAAGCCACCAGATATTTAGACGCGCTAAGCGCGCGCCCTGTTGGCTTGCCAGAATCATCTCTGTTTTCCGCATAAGACTCTAATGCGGATTTTATTATCCAGATTATATCGTCATCGATTGGAGCATTATCAATGACGAAAGGATCATAGAAGGAATGATACCCTTCACCACCGTCCAAAAAATCTAAAAATTTGTTCACATTCATCTTAGTTCCCCTTCATCCGGTTCGGCTACATGCCTTACCCTTAGATACTATTATACGCGCGTATAATAGTATTGTAATAGGGGGTCGAAAATATTTTCAGGATTTTTTTCGTATCGGCACTACCCCGCCGCCGGCAGGCGCAACGTCCGGCAAAAGCTCCATAGCGTCCCGCAGGTTTTCGACGTTCAAGTGCGAGTAGCGCTCGACCATCGCCATGGTGGACCACCCGCCGATCTGCCGCAGGCGCTGCGGATCGACGCCAGCCATGGCCCGGCGGCGCACGGTGTCCGGGCTACAGCGGAGCAGGGCTGCGGCTTCGGCAAGGGTGAGGACGGGCGAGTCGATCATCGGCTTGCGCGCCTCTTAGGCTTCTCAACCCAGATTTTGAACAATCCGCACCCTGGGCATCTTATTTGCTGATGAGTTTTGCTCATCTTTGCTGCCCATGAATGCCATTGCATATAACCCGATGGACATGGCGTGTGCGCTTCGCGATTCTGACATGAAAAGTCTGATTCGTTCATGCCTATCCTTTGTTTCTCACATTTCGCATTTTTTGATACGCAGTGCGGTTTGTTGCTCATGGGTGAGCTACAAGCCCTCCTTTTTCAAGGAAGGCTCTATAATCGAATGGTTCGCCTCCGGTCCTTATTGCCTTGGCTCCTGCCTCTAGGTTAGCTCCCCGATGGGCCGCTTCTAACGGCTGCGTCTACATCGTTGATACCTCCACATTAATTAGCCCCGTTTTCGGCTTCGGGGTGACGCCTTCTAATCTCAATCTCTCTTCGATACGGCACACCAATCTTGCGAGCTATCATCCGCGCTTGCCGCGCCGTTTTCCCGCGCTGGATTTGGCGATGGCCTTTGTTGTTGTGGTGACGGCGGGATTTCATTGACATGCTGATGGGAATGACCGGGCGGTTGGTTTATCCGAATCAAGCCAGGTCGTTGGCGCAGCCCGTCATGAGCAGATACGCCCGTTCGGTAGTGGCAACATCCAGTGCGCAATAATTTAGAATCGATGCGTATTCGCCGTCGCGGTGCAGCCGGGGCACGTCAGCACCGGTGATGACCTGTTTTGGCGTCGGAATGTCGAGCACTCGCGCCAGCGCATTCAGGCTCACGAACCGTTCGTCGGCATATTCCATGCTCCACGCCCTGATTTTCTTCATCGTGTCGAACGTGGGCTGAAGCTCATCGCCACCCGGAATCAGTGTCAGCGGCAGGCGCATCCGGTGCCGCAGGAATGCGTTGCGGATCTTCGGAAGATCAAACCCGATGATGTTGTGCCCAACGATTTCGGTATCCGGTCCGGTCGCTGAATCCAGAATGGCTCGCAGCGCATGCAGTAGCCCCACTTCATCCGCGCAGGGCAGCACCAGCCACCCCGGAACCTCGGGCGAACTGCCGTCCATGCCGTTCAGCACCACCGCCATTCCGTCGGTCTTCAGCGCCAGGCACAGAATCGGTGACGCATCCAGCAGCGCGGCCTTTTCGGTAACTGCCTCGATCTTTTCGGCGCGCTTCTTCTCGACCGTTTCCGCTTTCCAGTTCGCCGGCGCTTTCCATCCAGCAATCACCGCCTCACCCGCGGCGGCCGAAGCGTCGCCAGTCTCAATGTCGATGACCGCATACGCGGCCGGTGCCAGCGCATGAGCGCCCAATGGGGTTGGGATCGGAGTCGTCATCACCAGCGCCTCCCGCCGTATCCGCCACGGCTGTATCCTCCGCCACGATTCCCCCAGCCTCCACCACTGCCGCCGTTATTTCCCCAACCGCCGCTGTTGCCGCTGTCGCGTGGCTGCCAGGCATCCACCGGGTAACCGGCGTTGGCGAGTAGCTGGATAGCGCCAAGCAGCGCCTGTGGCGACTGTCCGCACTCGGCTGGAAGGTGCAGGTCAACCCGCACCGATCCGATAGGGGTTTCGATCTTCACCGGCACCGAGATGCCGGTAATCGGGAGTGCCGCCTGCTGCTGTTGCGCCCATCCGCCGGCTTGCGCGGGTTGCTGCTGTTGAGCCAGTAGCGCCTGGAGCGCCTGGAGCATGTCTGGCTGTTGTGCTTGTTCGGTCATATCGTGTTACCCGGCATTGCTGCCGGGCACCTCATGTCAGTAGGGAACGTCGTCGAACTCAGCGCACAGCGCCGTTTCGTACCGGTCCAGCTCCGCCTTGGCGGCAGCCTTCGCATCCGCCAGCGCCCTCGCGAATTCGCGGTCCTGGATCGCTTGGCGATGGATCGCGCGTTCAGCCACCCCGCGCATGGGGTGAGCTATGAATTGCAGGGCGGTCAGCCCTGGGTTAATATCGAACTCTGCTATGTGAATCATGCTGCTCCTCCGAAGCCGCCGCCTGTGTCCGCAGGTAGCGGCTTTTCTCGTTAATGACGGTCCCGTCTGTGCACGGCGACCGGGTTGTACTGCCATCCGTAGAACCGGTCCTTCCGATACTGCACCCGCAGCCTCAAACCGGTATGTTCGTCGTAGCAACGGATTTCCTGGTCGTACACCCCTGGGATATGCCGAGTAACCACGTCGAACCGGCGCCCCAGCGCACGAATAACGGTTTCCGGCGATTTTCCGATCAGGGTAAGCCCTGAATAACCCGAGCGCATCAACTTGCAGAGGTTGACGCGCCGCGCTGGTGTCGGTGCATGAATGGGCATGGTCATGACTGCGGCCCCAATTGCACCCCGGCATTCCGCCACCAATCCAAACACTCATCCAGCGCCTTGATCCGCTGCTTCTCGGCTTCGATGCGGGCAGCTTCGAGGGCCTGTTCTAGCTGTCGTTGTTTGAATTCGTTCATTGTTCTCTCACTTGGTGTTAATTCGACCACAACCACGACCGCGACCCCGACCGCGACCGCGACCGCGACCTGTCATGACCGGCTCTCAGGATTGTCGCGTTCATTTCTGCTGCCTTGGTAGCAGATGGACCCATTCGGCCACTTCGCAGATGGCCCCGCGCCCGATGACTACGCGCTGGCCATCTGGATACGGCTCGCACTCCTTGTAAGCTCCGCTCAAAAGGAACTGCGCCCACCGCTCCGTTTCTGGAATCCAAGACGCGTCTTCGATCACTAGCTCTTGCGGATACACCGCGATGAGCCTGCCGATGTCGATCATGGTGACGCCCCGGATCGCTATGTTCTTTCCGATCCAAGGGTCGTAGGGGGATGCGGCTTCTTGCGTGATGGGCTGTTTCCCCAGAAGGGCGGCCAGTTGTTTTGCTTGGCCAATGGTCAAATCGTCGATGTTCATTTTTTCTCCTAAAAAGCCCGCCGGGGGAGTCGCGTCCATCGCCGGCGGGTAAGACCACCAAAGGAGGATTTGGCCAGCCGCCGTCCCGGTGGCTCATGGTGTCAAGCGGCTTCCGGTGCGTGGCGGGTTGGATGTAGTTCACCACAGTGCAACTATCAATGCAAGCCCTCTTGCAAAAAAAGTTTTCCTGTGGTGTACTAGCGCCATGGACATTTTCAGCTTGCGACAAATTGACATTGCGAGAGCGCTAAACAGGCCAAAATCAACGGTTTGCAAGTGGTTTCGCAAACGCAGAATTCCCATACATGAGCTTGAGCGCATCGAAAATATATTCGGCTTCAAGCGCGAGGACTTGCGCCCGGACGTTCCTTGGCGTAAGCAAAATTGAGACGACAAGCCGGGAGTGTCTTAACCCCGGCAGCACGAGCCCTGTGTCTCCACGTTGTGGCGGCAATTGTCATCGGCCGATCCTTCGCGGGGTGAGCGTGCCGACTGGCCCACGAGACGGGCTATTTCATTCATGACGGGCTATTTCATTCATGAGGAATCGTAATGCGACAAGACCAATGCTGGACGACCGGAGAAGAAATCAAGCTGATTGATGGGCTGGGATGTTATCTCGAAGGAAATCCAAACTTAACGGCCCGTGAGCACCTGACTCGCTACATCGCCGGCGCGAATAAGCGAGCGAACTGGAAAGGCATGGACCGCGAGAAGATCATGCAACACGCCTTCGGGCGGCTGGCGACACTGTGAAGAATGGAGCGATGCGAATGAGTGGAATGGCTGTAGTTAATAGCGAAGATTCACGGATAGCCGTCTTTGATCCAGGTAGAGCAAAGGTAAGAGACGCGAAATTCCAAGCCGTCATTGATTACGCCAAGCGCGTCCATGACTGGCCCACCCTGGAAGCCGCTGTTGATCAAAAACTCGAATAGCAAACCGAGTTCGTGCGGTGGTGGAAGGAGACGGTGGGGATTCGCCAGAGCCCAGGAAACAATCAGCATAGCTCGAACGCCGATCTGCGTTCGACCATCCCAAAAGACGACGCCGAATCCCTCACCGGCATCACACAACAGCAAGTCAGCAAGTGGGCCAAGAAACTCCAAAAGCCGGAGCAGTACCGCGCGCAATTGTTTGGGGCTGCTTATAAGGCGGCAATGATGAGCAAGGAAGCCATTGATGGGTTCAACCATCGAGCCCAAGGGACCGGAGAAAACGAATGGTATACCCCGAGAGAATATTTGACTTTGGCGCGCGAAGTTATGGGGGGGATCGATCTTGACCCGGCCACCAGCGAGATTGCCAACGAAGTCGTGCAGGCGGCTCAAATTTTCACAATGAATGATGATGGGCTACGCAAAGAATGGCACGGGAATGTATGGATGAACCCACCCTATTCGCAGCCGCACATTCAGAAATTCATAGAGAAACTATCCGATGAATATAAGGCTGGACGCACCACTCAGGCGATAGCGCTTACTCATAACTACACAGATACCGCCTGGTTTCATCTTGCCGCAGAGAACTGCAAGGCCATTTGTTTCACGCGTGGGCGAATTGCGTTTACGAGCCCAGACGGTGACAAGGCAGCGCCAACGCAAGGGCAAGCGTTCTTTTACTTTGGGAAGGACGTTGAAAAATTCGCTTCAATATTTTCGCCTGTCGGTTTTGTAGTGGAGAAAAAATGATCCTAGCAGGGAACGAAACAACAAGAGGCGGACTTTATGGCGTTGGCCAAGAATCTGAGCAGATTTGCGCAAGATACCTTTCTGGGATTGGATATACGGTAATACCCATCAGCGAGTACACCAATAATACCTGAAAAAAAATTAACGCCCCTATGCTGCTTTCGCCTGAAGGCTTAAGAGTAAGCCCTGATCTTCTGGTTATGGCGGCAAGAAAGTCATTTTGGGTAGAAGTAAAGAGGAAAGGCGAACCAACTTACTACTGGAAGCGCAGCAGATGGGAACATGGCGTAGACACGCCTAATTTTGAAGACTACATGGAAATACAAAGAACGTCTGGGTATCCGGTTTATATATTCGTTCATGAGATAAAGAGCCCGGCGACTCCAGACCTCTATCTAAACAACAGGGAAGATATTGGCGCTAGGAGAAAAATGATTGCAGACCTCCAGGATAAAGAAGTATGGCTTTCGATAGCGATTGATAATGCAAGCAAGCTCGGAGAATCAAGGCCAAACAATAGGGAAATGATAAGACCACAAAACCCCATGGGGTACGGTACTTATTGGCCAAGAAGCGCAATGAAAATTATTGAAATCCAACAAGGCTAGCCAATGCTCCACCGCCTCCGCCGCCCCTCTTGCTTTGGTAATAGAAATGCCTTCAAAATATGACAGCGCAGAAGCGCGACGAAAAGAAATTCATGGATACCCATTGAAATTCAAATTTACCGATCCAGAAAAACTAAAGGAGTACTTCTCTGGAGAAACAATAACATGCCTTCGATGCGGCAAGAAATACAGAACGCTCGGAGTGCATCTAAAGACTATCCACGAAATGGAGCCAGATGAATATCGAGAAATCTACGGCATACCTTGGACAAAGGGCCTATCTTGCCTTGAGACAACCAAACTACACGCAGAAGCTGCGTTAATAAATATTGAGACTGGCGCTTTTTCACTACCAAGCGCGGAACAGGCAGAATTGGCAAGAAGAAGCCTACATGAACAGCGCTCTAGACAGCCGATCAGAGATGCATACACAAAAAATAACTTAGAACGAATGAATAAGGGGAAGACAGGAGAATGGACAAAAATGCACAGGAATGCGACGAAACGCGGAACAGCAGAGCACAGAGAAAAAATGATTCGGCGGCCACAATGCCAGCCTGATGTTGTAGGAAAAAGGCTGGGGGACTATTGGCGTGGCCGAGAACAAACAGATGAGCATGTTTACAACCGAACCGGATACCACAAGAAAACCTGACCGTCATCAAATAGTGAGTTCCCCATGCTCCACCACCTTCGTTGCCCATCTTGCTTTCACGCCCTAGACCTTCCCAGAGAATCCGAACAGCCCGGCCGGCTGCTGACCTGTCCCTCTTGTGGCTGGAAAGCGCGGATGTGGCAATGGGTTTCGGAATCCCGCAAGCCGGGGAATCGGAAAAAATCCACAATGTCGCCTATTTCGCAAATGGAGCTCGACTCGATCTTGCTGCGATCACTGGATCGCCGAATGAACGAGAACATCCAGCTTCTTTCGGAAGAAGATTCGCTTCCAGAAGTCAACGAAATCAATGCGGACAAGCGGACCAACCCCTTTCTGATTGCTCGCTGGGAAGTCCATGACTTGGCCCTGCTACTGGACTTCACTGGAAACCTGGATGCGCCGCTGCCATGAAACCCCACGCCACGAATCCCCGCCAACCACCCCCCATTCCGACTGTCGGTGAGGTGTTTTGCAATACCTGCCGGATGTATCGGCCGAATACCTTCATCGCCGAAGCGCGGTGGTCTGGGCCACGACACAACCAGGCGATCTATATCTGCAAGAGCTGCGAGGACCGGCTGAATAGGCACAAAGCCAAGGCAGTGCTGAAATGAAACGCGAGAATGAAAACGCGGAAATCTATCGGATGCTGTTTGTTCTTGTTCAAGAAACGCCCATGCAAACCACGGCCTTCTATTCAAAAAAGACAACGCTTAGCGTCAATAAGGTTTCCGGGTTCTTTAGAGAACTCAAGCGGCGCGGATTGGTTGATTGCACTCTCATCGACAACCCAGACCCAAAAGGAAACCCGATCATTTCGTGTTGGTTCGTCCCGGTTGAAGGGCAAGAAAAGAAAGACCGGCAGCTCACGAAACTCGGAGAAACGCAGGAGGACGCCGAATATTTGCGTTTCTGGAGCGTCCCTCGCTCCGAGCGTCTCAGAAGGAAAGCAGCCGCCGAAATGGAATCGAACCAATCCCCTATCCCAAGCTACTCGCAATATTTCGAGGCGAACCGTGAACGCGCGTAAAGAACTCAAGAATCCGCCGGCCGGCTTCAGGCACCGCGCCGGTGGCCAGCGCGTGCCCGCACCACAGATCCGGCGATCCGTACCGGGCACGCGCGCCTTTTCAATTCCACCGAATTCGGGGGAATTAGACAGGATGGGGGATGTGGAATGACCAACCCATGGTTCCGCATGTACACAGAAGCCGTAGACGACGAAAAGCTCAGGCTGCTCGACTTTGCGGATCGATGGCATTTCGTTGCCATTCTGTGCTGCAAAGGCAAGGGAATCCTCGATGAAGACAGCCCGCTCATGCGCAGGAAGGTTGCGGTAAAGCTGGGAGTGTCCATGTCGGAGCTAGAGGGAATCGCGTCTCGGCTTGCAGAGGTCGAACTCATTGATGAAGAGACCCTTCAGCCCTTGGCCTGGGACGACAGGCAGTTCAGTTCAGACCATGACCCTACCCGAGCCGAACGGCTTAGGAGATTCAGGGAAAACAAGAAACGGACGCGAAACGGACGCGAAACGGACGCGAAACGGACGCCAGAGTCAGAGTCAGAAACAGAGAAGAAAACTGGGGTACTAAGAGAGAGCATCGACAACTCTCGCGCGTGCGCACGCGAGGAACCCCCCAGCTCTCTCTCTGGCTCCCCATTTCCCCCTGATTTCAATGCTCCAGACGATTGGTGGTTGTGGGCCGCGCAAGAGCGCCCAGACCTGGACATCAAGACCGAACTCGCCAACTTCGCGGATCACTACGCCGGCAAGATGCTGGTCTGCGAGCCGGAGAAGATTTGGCGCAAGTGGATTCGCAACGCCAACACCCCAAAGCCAGCGGCCCATGGAGGTGGCCGCAACCCGCGCAAAGAGGCGGTACCGATCGGTGGGGGGCGCTTCGGGGCAATCCTGAGCGGAATGAAGAATCCGGTGATCGAGGGGGAGGTGGTGCATGAAATCCATTGATGACGTCGAGTTCGCGGCCATCGTTGCCAAGACCTGGCGGTTCTACGGGAAGAAAATCACCGCCGAGGTGTGCGAGGACTGGTTCGACCTGCTGGCCGATTTCGAGATCGCCGACATTAAGTCGGCCTTCCGCAAACACCTCGCTGATCCAGAGCATGGCCGCTTCCTGCCGAAGCCCGCTGACATCATCCGTTTCCTGCCGGTGTGTTCCCTGGACGACGACAGCCGTCCGGGGCCGGACGAGGCGTGGGGGATGCTGCTGCGGCTGATCCAGGACGAACGGGAAACCGGGATGCTCACGGACGAAATGCGGGCCGGCTGGCAGGCGTGCCAGCCGATCCTGGACATGGGTGACGAGGTGGGCGCCCGCCGCTGCTTCATCGAGGTCTACGCCCGCGAGGTGGGCATCGCCCGGCGTCATAACGCCCCGGTGCGGTGGGAGGTGTCGCTGGGCACCGACTCGCGGCTGCGGGAAATCCGGCTGCATGAAGCAATCCATGCGGGACGCATCAGCCACGACCATGCCCAGTCCCTGCTGCCTGGTCCGGCCCCGGTCAGCATCGACCATGTCGCTGGGCTTCTGGAAGGTCCTGGAGCGACAAAGTCGGATTTCGACGTTGCGGCCAAGCTGCGCGGTCTCGCTCAGGCGTTGCGCCAAGGGCTGACCGATAGTCGTGACCGGGAGCGCGATGAGCGGGAACGGCAACGCGCCGAAGAGGCTGCGAAGAAGCGGGACATCCAACGGCTGCTGGATGAGCGCGGCTACGGCGCGAGCGGTAGCGAGGAAGCGGCATGACGCTTCCCGACAACTGGAAATGCGCGGCTTACGGCTGTCCGTTGCCCGGTGGGCAAAGCATGGATCGAGGGCCTGGGATTAAGTACTACTGCCGGTTTCATGCGAATGCGTCGATGGATGAATGGGACCGGATTTCATTTGCGATCAACCAGAACATCGATCGATTGCGCGACCTGTACCAATTGCACAACGCACCTTACAACCAGAGTCGCAGCCGGTTTGTCGATCCAATCCCCGGAGAAACCGGTCACGAATACCGTATGCGCGTCGAAATGATGGTGCGGAATCTAGTCATTCGCGGCGTCATGCCTGAATCAAAATCCGCCAACCCAGAACTGGAGAATGCCGCGTGAATCCTGAAGAGGCGGGCGGCCATCCGCCCGGAGTCAAACTGGACGTAGATAAAAACCGACTTGGCCTTGTTCTCTGCGGGTTTTCAAGAGCGCTTGTTGAAGTGGGGAAGGTTGGGACGTTCGGCGCTAATAAATACTCCGATGATGGCTGGGTTTCCGTGCATAACGGTGAACAGCGATACACCGATGCGCTACTGCGGCATTTATTCGCCTCGGCGATTGGTGATAACGACGATCTTGAGTCAGGGCTATCGCACTGGGCACATGTGGCCTGGAATGCGCTAGCAGTCCTTGACTTGATGATCAGAAACAGCGAGGGGCAGAAATGAACAACCGATTCTCGGCTGCCATGGCCATGCAGCAGCCGTCTGACCTGCCGGCTTACGACGTGTGCCCGGAGTGCAAACGGGAAACGCCGATGTTTCTCGAAACGCGAGACGGGAAAGCATTCGAGGTATACCGGTGCCCCATGCACGGCGATGTCGTGCCGATGCGGAGCGCGATTGTCAATCCTGGCGATCCAGTGGATTTGAGTGCTGCCTGATGAGCAAACAATCAAAAGCGAAACTCAATCAAGGCTACAATGATAATCCTATTCCACGAACTTGCGGAAATTGCGCGAAATACGAAAGTGAATTTGTTGATCTCAGTCCGCCTTACCAGCAATATATGAAAGAAAAAAACAAGCGATGCGGATTGGGCGGTTTCGCGGTGAAGAAAACAGCGACCTGCAATGCGTGGAGGAAGTCATGAATACCGAACAAATAACGACGCTTCAAAAACTGCTATCCGAAATCGACAACAGTATGACACGCGCCGATGCTGAGAAGGACTTGCAGGCCGAAATCACGCTGCGGCAACCCGCCGCGCAATGACCACAATCTCGGAGGCTGACATGCCGCGCCGCTACCGTCCTCCCAAGCCGAAAACTGCCCTCCCCATCGACTTGTACGCCTGCTTGTCAGGAGACCTGTCAAGCCTTGCGCCAGCGAAGCCTTCAAGATCGGCCTGCAAGGCACCTACAATGCACGCAATCGGCGTAGGTAATGGTAGGGTAGCGGGTAGTCGTGGAAAGTGTCTTAAACAGCAAAATTTGCTTGGCGATGAGGGCTAGACGATGGGGAAAATGTCGCGCGATAAAGGCGCTGGCGGCGAACGCGAATTCCGCCGCCTGTTTTCTGAGCTTGTTGGCATCCAAGTCGAGCGCAATCTTTGCCAGACCCGCGACGGCGGCAAGCATGGCGACACGGAGCCGATTGGAAACTGGTCTATCGAAATCAAGCGCGCCGCAAAAGCCGAGATTTCGAAATGGTGGTTACAGGCTGGCGAGCAAGCCGGGAGAGACAAAATCCCTGCGCTAGCTTATCGCGTTGACCGGCATGACTGGCGGGTGATTGTTCCGCTGCATGTTTTCGAAGAAAATGGCGGTGTGTTTAGCAATGTGGTTGATGATGACAGGTCGTTTTTCGTACCGCTATTATGGACCGCAGAAATCAGCTTGCCAGCATTTGCGGCGATTGTTAGAGAATCAATTTAGGAGAAAATCATGACACAACTCCACTACCACGAAATACAAACCCGCATTATCGACCCGCGCCTAGGAAAAGAATTCCCGCTACCGACATACGCAACGCCTGGATCGGCTGGCCTCGATTTGCGAGCGATGATTGATAATCAGATGACCATCTGGCCAAACGAAACAAGGCTTATCAAGACTGGGATTTCGATCTACATCAGCAATCCAGGACTGGCGGCTATGATCCTGCCGCGTTCCGGGCTTGGCCATAAACACGGTATCGTGCTGGGAAACTTGGTCGGAATGATTGATAGCGACTATCAAGGCGAGTTGATGATTTCTTGCTGGAATCGTGGCGATGATCCATTCCAGATAAATGCAGGCGACCGCATCGCCCAGCTTGTCATCGTTCCGGTGGTACAGGCGAAATTCAAAATTGTCGATGAGTTCGTGGTGAGTGAGCGTGGCGAAGGTGGGTTTGGGCATAGTGGAGACTGATCATGGCAAGCAAAATTATTGAGCGTGCTATCGAAGGAGCGATGAAGCTACACAACACGCGAACGCTTGCATTGGACCATGTTCGCTATTTGGCGCTACGTAGGCTTAGCACACGGCAATTCGCATATCTCAATAAGCTGAATCTGGAAGGAAGAAACTTTGACGACATGGTTGATGAGGTAGCGGCGGGTACGTTTGATTGGTCTGGGATGGGTGAAGCCGATAATCAGCTTATTCATGATCTTGTTCGTGGCATCGAGTCATGGGCAGCAGATGAAGATGGAGTACATGAAGAATGCTGGAAAGCATACGAACTTGCCAACAGGCGCTGGGGGAATTTTAAATGAGCAAAGACGTTAAATGCCCATACTGCGGCGCTGATGTTGAGATTAATCACGATGATGGCTATGGATTGGAAGAAGGTTTCATTTTTTTGCAGGAGTGTAATTGGTGCGCTAAAGAATTTGTATACACTATCTGTATAGAAATGCACTACGATGCAAAAAGAGCTGATTGTTTGAATGGCGCACCGCATAAATACAAACCGACGGCGGATAGATTTCCAGAAACGCACAGAATGCGCTGCGTCGATTGCGGGAAAGAGATCATCCCGACAGAGTTTTTGCAGCCATGATCGACACCGTTCTGCTTTGCATGGCCTGGGCCGTCATTCCATCAATGCCGCCAAGACCTAGCGCTAGCGCACTTTCGCTCAAGCATCGCCCGGACCGCTTCGCGTGCTTCTATTGCAAAAGTTGGCGGCACAACCAGCGGTTTGACGTGGCTTGGTGTAATAACGGCCAGCGGGAATTCCCTGAATTGTGCGACAGGTTTGACAAGAGGCCGGGCAATCACAAAAACATCGAGAAAACAACAAGATGTAGTGGTAAGATGCTTATGAAAACACATCATGTTGAGGTGCGATGATGAATGACCACGTGTTTGACGCGGCGATTGACTGGATTCTTGGAATCGAGACCGGGCAAATAACCAACGATCAGCGCGACCCGGGCGGATTGACGCACTGGGGCATCTCACAACGTGCTTACCCGGACATCAACATCCGCTCGCTGACAAAAGATCAAGCCATCGGAATCTATCGATCCGACTACTGGACACCGAGCTATGCGCAATTCATGGCAGGGCACGCGCCCAGGCTTGGGGTAGCGCTTTTCGATGCTGCGGTGAACCAGGGAAGCGGAACAGCGATCAAGCTGCTCCAGCAATCCATGGCCGTGAAATCGGATGGCATCTTCGGTGCGAATACCCGAGCGGTCGCGATGCGAACCAATGATGGCTTATTGCCAGAATTTCTCGGCTATCGAGCCGTTCGGTACGCGGAAAGCCGGAATCACGACTTCATGCGCGGCTGGATGAACCGGCTGTTCCTGCTTCAAGAGTTTCTTTATCGAAGGTTCCCGCAGTGATTAATATAACTCGCTTGGCCAGTTTTGCCGCGATATTCGAGCGATTGACGAGGGCTTGAAATGCGTAGGACTCGAATCAAGATTCGAGCAATGCTGTTGCTCTCCAGCATTGTAGCCGCGCCATGCCCCGCGGATGATGGACTATTCTGGGCGACTCCGCATGTCGCGGATACCAGCGTGTCGTGGGCCGTGCTGCGGACCGTCAAAGGCACGGAGGAACTCAATCCATTCGGGTTTCCGGGCGTCGTGATCGCCAAGGCCGCCCTGGAAGGCGTCGCGCTGGGCTATCGGGATGCAGGAGACATCGAAACTTGCAAAGCGGTGGCCGGCGGCGCGCTGGCGTTGTTGTTCGGGGGCGGTTGGGCCAAGTCAAGCTGGCATCGCAAACAGCTTGATGATGAGCTTTCCCAGCGCCGATTGGCTTCCTCGAAACAGCAAGACGCGGCAATCAAGGCGGCGCTGAAGGTGAAGGATGACGCAGCCAAACAGCCGCCTATCAACACGAAAGATAGGAGCGACTTCGAATGATCAGCGCTTGGTGGTTGCTTCCGGCATTTCTGCTCGGCGGCGTGGCGGGCGTCGGGTTGTTCGTCTACGCCCTGGTGCAAGGATGGGGTGGAGGATGAGGATGATGACATGCGCGCACTGACTCTTCTGGTACTGCTCCTGCTACTGCTTGCTGGATGCTCGACGACGCCGACCGTCGAATACCAATCGGTACCGGCGTGGCTGATCCCGCCCGAGCCGGCACTGCCGAGCATTCATTCCGGCGATTTGGCGTGTTTGTCGGATCAGACTTATTTCGATCTGGCTGCTCGCGACCGATCGCTACGGAACTATGCAGCAGAACTGCGAGCGTTACTGGAGGCGCGCTGATGTTTGAGATGCGCCGATGGTCTATTGCTTATTGCCGATTTTGTGAACGGCTGCGCAATATTCTTCTGGAAGCGCCATGGTCTTCATTTGATTTGATTGCCGCGTCCATTGCATTTTGGCTTGGCCTGTATTTACTGTTTAAGCCAGACCTATTCAGTCATTTCGACAAGGTTTACATGATGCTTAAACAGTTCGGCGATAAGAGAAGCTGGGGGGTCATGCTGGTTGTATTTGGAGCGGTTGGCCTGTTGAATGTGCTGTGGTTCGCGCGGGTGTCGTTCACCTTGCAATTATTGGCTCGGATGGGAATCGCGTTCTGCTTTTCCTGCCTGGCTCTGACGAACCTTGGGAATGATCCGCCGCCGGCATCGGCGATCGTCTACGCCGTTTTGGCGCTCTCTACGCTTTGGAGCGTGTGGAGAACCAGACCTCGTGGGCGATAGCTGGAGTGAATTGATCAAGATCGTCTTGGCCAATCCAGAGAAAGGGGCATTGCTATTGGTATTGCTGGCCGGGGCTTGGCGGTGGCTGCGCGAACTGCGACATGCTGAAAAGGAAGATACGGCTAAGGAATCCTATTTGGATGCGCTGGTGAAAGAGAACCGGTTGCTGCGGGAAGAGCTGCGGGAAGAGCGCCGCCGGGCGCGGCGTACCGGGAATGGCGATGATCCGAATAGCGGTAGGCTGTAGACATGGCTGTTATCGGGAAGAGAAAATGGCGCGAACACCGGGACGCGCTGTCAGAGCTACTGGACATGGAATTTTTCGCGGCAACGCGGGAATTTCTGTCGATACAGCGCGGCGTCATTCGGAGAATCCGGGAAAATCTCAAAGAGAACCCGAGCGCGCCAGTCAGTCAGCAAGGCATGAATCATCTGGCTCAGTCCCTGCGCAAAGCCCAGGAAATCGGTAAAATCGCGCTGGGCGCACCGATTGAGAAAAAGCAGATTGAGTTCGATTTCGGCGAGGAGACGCTGGATCGGCTGAGCGAAGAGGAATTGATTGAGCGAATCAAGTCCATGTCGAAAGGAATCCCAGGTCTGGCTGACCTATCTGGCGGTCAAGGAAGCGTATGAGCGGGCGAGAACGCGCAAGCTGGATTCCTATTACCCGGATACCGGCCCCTTGCGTCGGGAACTCTATCCGAGGCATCTGGAGTTTTTCCGAGCCGGGGCAAAGCATCGGGAGCGTCTCATTCTGGCGGCCAATCGCATCGGGAAAAGCGAAGGCATCGGGGGATACGAAACCGTGCTGCATTTGACCGGTCAGTATCCGCGCTGGTGGGAGGGCCGGCGATTTAATCGGCCAATTACCGCTTGGGCGTCCGGGGAAACGACAAAGGACGTTCGGGACTCGATGCAGAAAAAGCTGATCGGGCCGTGGTCGGACCGAGGCACTGGATTGATCCCGAAAGTCTCGCTACTGAAAGTCACCCCGCGCACCGGCGTCTCCGAAGCGGCGGACACGATCTATGTCCAGCACACGTCTGGCGGCGTTTCTTCGCTTGCGCTCAAGACCTACGAGCAGGGCCGGACTTCGTTCCAGGCCGCCGAGGTGGATGTCATCTGGCTGGATGAAGAGTGCCCGGAAGCGATCTACAGCGAGTGCTTGATTCGCACCATGACTACCAAGGGAATCGTCATGCTCACATTCACGCCGCTGAAAGGTTTGACGCCGCTGATTCTGCAATTCCTGCCTGGCGGGAAGCTGCCGATTCAGGAGCCCGCATGAGCAAGTATGTAGTCATGGCTACTTGGGATGATGCCCCGCACCTTTCCGAAGAGGACAAGGCCGATCTGCTGTCGGGCATCCCGGAATACCAGCGCGATGCGCGAAGCAAGGGCGTCCCACAACTCGGTAGCGGCGCGGTTTTTCCGATCCCAGAGGAAGACATCAAATGCACTCCCTTTGCCATTCCCTCCTACTGGGCATTGATCGGGGGCATGGATTTCGGCTGGGATCACCCCTTTGCCGCCGCAATGCTGGCGCATGACCGCGATACCGATACTCTGTACCTGACTCACACCTACCGGAAGTCCCAGGCGACGCCGCTCATTCATGCCGAGGCCATTCGGCCATGGGGATTCGAGGGGATGCCGTGGGCGTGGCCGCATGATGGCCAGCAGCATGGTAAAAATGACGGCGTGCAGCTCGCACAGATTTACCGGGGGCACCGCTTGAATCTGCTCACCGACTTCGCCCGATTCGAAGACGGGAGTTATGGACTGGAGGCGGGGATTATGCTGCTGCTCGAATACATGCAGTCCGGGCGATTCAAGGTATTCAGCCATTTATCCGATTTTTTCGAAGAGTTTCGCATGTATCATAGAGACGAAGGGGTGATTGTGAAGGAGCGGGAGGATTTGATTTCCGCAGTGCGTTACGCGGTCATGTGCCGGCGTTATGCCGAGCTACCACAATCGCGCAATCTCCCGAAAATGGCGGTCATGAGGTACTGATGAGCACGGTCAAGATCGACGACGACAAATTGGACGAACTCGGACAGGTCCTGAGTCGCCGGCTTGTCCGGCAAATGTCGAAGCGGGCGAAGATCGAAGAGCGCTGGCTGGAAGACCTGCGGCAGTACCACGGCCGCTATTCCGTCGATCTTGAGAAGCGTCTCAAGAAGCAGGAAGAGGATACCGGGTCATCGTCGATCTTCGTCAACATCACCCGCTCTCGCACCGATACCGCGAAAGCGCGGCTCTCCGACATGCTATTCCCGGCGTCGGATCGCAACTGGGACTTGTCTCCCACGCCGAAGCCGGAATTGGTCCAGCGCGCCAATAGTGATAAGCCAGTCATGGGCGCTGACGGAATGCCCATGGCCATCGATGGCCAGCCGCTCACTGAGCGCGAACTGGCCCAAGTGGAGATGGATCAGGCCAAAGAGGCGGCCAAGGGAATGCGCCGCGAAATCGACGATCAGCTGACCGAGTCCAAGTACGCAGCGGTGGCCAGGGATGTGATTCAAGACGCGGTGCAGTTGGGGACCGGGATCATCAAGGGCCCTATCGTCGTCGGTCGCACTCGCAAAGCCTGGATTCCGGTGGACGGCAGCACCTACGAGCTGTCCATCAGCAAAGAGCGCCGGCCTGGCATTCGTCGGGTCAGCTTGTGGGACTTCTACCCCGACATGGCCGCCAGCCGGGTTGATGACGCGGAGTTCTTTTTCGAGCGCCAGCGCTTGACCGCCAAGCAGGTGCGGCGGCTGGGCAAGAGCGACAATGGCTACATGCTCAATCGCCTGAAGCGGGTACTCGAAGACGATCAGCACAAGAAAGGCGTCCAGGGCAACACGGACATTTACGCCCGGCTTCGGGAAATCGCCGATGTGTACGATTCGGGCGGAGACGACACCTGCTATGAGATGTGGATTTACACTGGTCCGGTGGATCGGTGCATATTGGACATGATCGGAATCAAACGGCCGGGGACGTTCGACGAACTGGAAGTCGAGGTGCATTTCATTGGCACCACGATCATCAAGATCGTGGAAATGCCTCTGGAAACCGATGAGAACGGGTACAGCGTTTTCAACTGGATCAAGGTTGACGGATCGGTGTTCGGATACGGAATGCCCTACGTTCTCCGTGATCCACAGGTAGTCACGAATTCAAGCTGGCGCGCTATGCTGGATAACGGTGCGCTGTCGGTCGGTCCGATAACGGTCTGCGATACGCGACTGATTGAGCCGTCGGACGGGCAATGGGCACTCACGCCTCGCAAGGTATTTTGGAAAAAGGACCCATCCGCCGCGATTGGCAACGCCTTTGCCATCTTCAATGTCTCCTCGTTCCAGCCAGAACTGAAGGACGTCTTCAATACCGCGAAAGAGCTGGCCGACGAAGAAAGCGCTATGCCAAAAATCGCGCAAGGGGAAATGGGCAATACCCCGATTCAGACCGCAACCGCCACGTCCATGCTGATGAATGCCAGCAACTCGTATTTGCGGGATGTCGTCAAAAACTGGGACGATGACGTGACGATCCCGTTGATCGGCCGGTTTTACGATTACAACATGCAGTTCAATCCAGACCCCTCCATCAAGGGCGATTTTGAAGTAGACGCGCGCGGCGCTAGCACGCTGATGGTGAAAGAGACGCAGACGCAAGCGCTGTTGTCGTTGATGGCTTTCGCTAATGACCCGACGTTCGGCCCAATGACCAAAGCGGCGGCACTGTACCGGAAAACGGTTGAGGCGCAGAGACTCAACCCCGATGACATCGTGCGATCCGATGAGGAAATTGAGCAGCAGCAACGAGCCGCCCAGCAACAGCCGAGCATTGAGGTACAAAAGCTGGCGGTCGAACAACAAAAGCTCGCGCTGGAGCAGCAACAGGCTGAGCAGTCCAGAGAATTGAAGATGCTGGAATTGTCGCTGGCCCACAACCAGACCATGGCGCAACTTCAGGCGAAAATCCAAGAGATTGCGATGAAGGAGCAAAGCGAATCCGAGCGACAGGATCAGGAAACCGCGCTCAAATTGGTCATGGGTAGTGGGTTATGATCGACGTGTATTCGGAAACCTGGACGGACATTATGCAATTTGCTGAATCCATGAAAGCCAGTTTGATGCCATCGCTCATGAATCCAAGCACGTCATTCGAGCAGACACAGTACATTCGCGGTAAACTCATTATTCTGGATGAAATAATCGAATTACCATCCGCGAAGAAACCGCCGAAAATTGAAACGCACAGGTGATTATGATGAACGAGCAACAAGTGGAACAAGAGATTCAAGATAAGGGTTTGACTGCGGCACGGGTAACGCCGGACATAGTGGACGCAACCATTATCGACGAGGAATACCACGTTTTCCCTGGCACAACGCTGACGGTATGCTGCCTAAAGCTGCGCAATGGGTTCACCGTGACCGGAGAAAGCGCCTGCGCTAGCCCAGAAAACTTTGACATTGAGCTGGGCAGGAAGATTGCCCGACAGAATGCCCGCAACAAGATTTGGGCGCTTGAAGGCTACGCGCTGCGAGAGCGGCTGTCGGCTTCCGGCGCGGTCATCGCGAACAACCCGGTCAGTGAAGAAGCCTAAAACCCCCAACTGTACAGATGGTCATGTCAGAAGCCGCCGAAATGCAAAATCTGGACGCCGCCGGACAAGATTCCGCGGATTCCGCGTTGTGGGCTGAAGTGGTCGCTGGATTTGGAAAGAGCGATCCCGCCCCCAAGGAAGAGCCGCCGGCCACGCCGCCGGACGATCAGTCCACGGGCGATGGCGAAACGGCGCAAGGGGCTGGTGAGACTGCGCAGCCTGCCGGCGAACCGGAAGACCTCTGGGCCAGCGCCACCGAAGCGCAGCGCAAGGCGTTCCAGGACCTGGAGCACGGCCGGCGCTCCGACCAAGGCCGGGTAAGCGCCCTCCAGCGTCAGATCAACGACCTCCAGCGCCAGATTGAAGCGGCGAACAAGCCGCCCCCTGCCGCCGCGTCTTCAGCCGGGCAAATCGACTGGGCTGCGTTCGAGCGCGATTACCCGGACGAAGCCAAGGCGCTCAAGGCGCTGCAAGCCGAATCCGAAGCCAAGATTTCCGCCCTTCAGCAACAATTGGAATCGAACACCCGCGCCGCCGGTGATCAATTCTACGACCTGCTGGACGGCATTCGGCCGGGGTGGCGGGATACCGTCAATTCCTCGGCATTCGAGCAGTGGTTGTCCGCTCAATCCGAGCCGACCCGCGAGCAGTTCCATTCGTCGAAGATCGGCGATGCGCTGGGCCTCCTTCGCTCATTCGATGAGCACCAGGCCGCCCAAGCCGCAAAAGCCGCGCAGTTGAAGAAAGACCGCGAGGATCGCGCCAAGAAAAGCGAATCCGTGCCGGGCCGCGCGACGACCCCCTCGATGGATGAGGGCGTTGAAAATCCAGACGCCGCCTGGGATGCCGCAGTAGCGAAAGTGCGCAAGATGCGCGGGAGATGATCTAGATCAGAAACCCCATGGACCGTCGCGATGACGGACCGTTTGATGAGGAATCAAGACCATGGCCACCACGACCTATGGTGACATCAGCCAGCGCACCGCCTACCACGCGGCGGCGGTGATGCTGGCCCACGCTGAGCCGGTGATCGTGCTCGGCAAGTTCGGGCAAACCAAGCCCGTTCCCCGCAACACGGCGAACAAGGTCAAATTCCGCCGCCCCGTTCCCTACGCGGTCAACACCACGCCGCTGGTTGAGGGCGTGACACCGGTCGCGCACAAAATCTCCTATGAGGATGTTCCGGTCACGCTCTATCAGTATGGAGACCTTGCCGAACTGACCGATGTCATCGCCGATACCAGCGAAGACCCGGTTCTGAACGACATGTCCATGCTGGCCGGTGAGAACGCTGGTGAAACCACCGAGACGGTGTGTTACGGCGTCATCAAGGCCGGCACCAACAAGTTCTACGGGGCCTCCACCGATTCCGGTCGCACCGATGTCAACGACGCGATTTCGATCAATAGGCAGCATGCGGTAGTCCGCGCCTTGCGGGCCAACCGCGCCAAGCCAGTGACCCGGATGCTGAGCGGCTCGCTCAACTACGGCACCTCGCCAATCGAGGGCGGCTACATCGCGTTCGCGCATACCGACCTGGAGCACGATATTCGTGCTCTATCTGGGTTTGTTCCGGTCGCCGAATACGGTTCTCGCACGCCGTTGTGCCCCGAAGAGTTGGGCAGCGTACAGAGCGTTCGCTACATCCTGTCGCCGCTGCTGGTGCCCTACAAGAGCGCGGGCGGTACGCCGGGCGGTATGAAATCGACCGACGGTTCCGCCGCCGACGTGTACCCGGTGATCTACATCGGGATGGACGCCTACGGCCATGTTCCGCTGTCCGGGAAAGACTCGATCACACCATCTGTCATCAACCCATCCACCTTGGACAAATCCGATCCGTTGGGCCAGCGTGGGTACGTGGGTTGGAAAACCTACTACAACGCCGTGGTGCTGAACGAATCTTGGATGGCTGTTCTGGAAGTCGCGGTCACTGCCCTGTAACCCATGGTGCCCCGGTTCTCCTGGGTCGAGGAACTGAACAATGCTTGATTCTATTGGGGACGCCGCGCTGCGGCGGACTATCGGGGGCCTGTGCATCGGCAACGCTGGGCTGGCCATTCACGGCACGAACGTCGAAAACGTACTGACCGCAACGGCGGTCACGCTCACGCACAACGGGGTGTGCAACGCCTTCGCGGCTCAAACTGAAATCGACCTATCGGCCAAGACGGCTTATGACGAAAAAGGGGTCGCGCTGTCGGCAATTCCCATGCTGACCTCGCAAGGCGATGATGCGGACTGGCCGGTGCTTCCGTTCGGTTACTGCCCGTTTGGTGGCATCAAGGTCGTCAACGGCACCGCCAGCGCTTTCACGATTGGAACGACGGCGCTCAACACCGC